AAAAAATAAAATTTTATTAGAAATAGGATTTTGGGCTTCTCGAGTGTCCCATAATCCCTTAAGATAAATTTTCTGAATCGCTCGAATGAAAAATATTTCGACAAGAAATTTTTAATTATAGAAGCAAGTTTTTTAATGACGAATCAAAAGTTTATTTAGTAATTTTACATTTAAAAAAAAGTAGGCATTTAAAACAAATAATATTTCTTGGGAGTAGGAGGAATAGGTGGTGGTGGTTTCTTGTCAATTAATGTCTCCAAGATTTTCAATTGGTCTTGTCTAATTAACAACCGCTCAAGTTCTGCTAATTCACTTGAAATTCGAAACTTTACATTAATCTTCTCATCACTTGATAACTTTCCTATTTTATTAGCGAGCAATGGTTCAACATTTAAATTACTTTCTTCTCCACTTTGCATAGTTTCGATGCACTCATCCAGAAACTTTTCTGAAAATGGTTTATTAGAAGCATTTTCATCTTCTCTAGCTCGTTTCACAGGTTTTTCAGCAACTTTGTCGGCCATTTCTAAACAAATTTTCTTATGTGAATAATTTAAATCTTTATTAGTTATTATGTATCCGCAATTACAATTGAATGGAAATATTCTTTTTCTAGTCATAAAAAATATTTAACACTACTTTACTAACCTCACGATGATAAACGATGATAAAACGATGATAAACGATGATAATTTATCCTCGCACGATGATAAAACGATGATTACTTTTTCCTGGGTGGTGATTTTTTCCAGCCATTCATTTTTAAAAATTTCATATAGACCCTTATTTTTAACCCACTAATCTCCATAACAATATCCACAAGGCAAAAAACAACAATAATAATATAAATAACTAAAAACTCTATTAAAAATATTCATATAAATATATAATATAAATTAATTATATATGAAATTTCTTGAAAAACAAATATTTCAACTTTTAGCAGTATTAGGAATTGTTGTATTATATTTTTATATCATTTATACACTACCATAAAATTCTTGAAGCCCATTTTCCGTTCCCACTATTTAAATCGTGTTTATGGCGTTTTCTATAAAGTTTTCTCCTTTCCTGAGCATACTCTTTACCTTCTTCTCTCATATAAGTTGGATAATCTTTATAATTTATATGTCCTATGGTAGCAATCAACTGGTCATTTTTATACACATCTAATTTTTTATTCTTCTTTTTCGATCTTTGTATAACAACATCATACTTTTCCGCCTGTTTTTTTGAATAATTAGTAATAGTATATCCCATATATTATTACTTAAGAAAAAATTACAATTCTATTATATGTTTATTATCACTATCAATTAAACATGTTTTTATAGAATAATCATTTAATATAATACCATCAAATTTTTTGTGTAATATATCTTTAATGATATCATTTTTATCATCGTAATTGAAAAGTTTGTTAATATTTTTATATCTTTGATATTCTTTCTCGTATAATTTTTTGCTTCTTACTTTCTCCCAATATTTTTTATTATATATTTTTTGCTTTTCTATTTTTTCCAATAAATACTGCCTATCAGATGTAATTTTATTTATATTTATAAAATTATTTTCAATTGTTTCCTCACAAAATTTTATTTGATTTAATATTTTATCTACTAATTCCTGATATTCATCATCCAAAGATTTTGTAAAAATTGATTTATTACTATTGTACCATCTCTGCCTCTTTAATGCTGTTTCTAATTGTGGATATAGTTTCTTTAGTTCTTTTTCATACTGTCTATTTTCATATTCTAATTCTTTTATTTTTTCTTCCATAAATAATATATATTTACTTTATATAATATTATTCTTAAAAATATTACAGTAAAAATGCTAATATCATTAAGGCAACAATTTTACTTATCCCAAATTTTTGACATAATAATAACAATACATTTTCAATAGGTGAATAAGTAATCATATCATAAATTAATACTGCATATCTAATATTATACATTTTAAGTAAATTTCTAATCATAACATCTTTACCAATATTAATAAATTTGAAGGTTATTTTGTTGATTTTTTGAAAAAAAATTCACTGAAACCACATTTAAATAATTTCCAAGTGCTGACTTTTTTAATTTCATTTTTCAAATAAATTATATCAATATTATTTCTTAAAATAGTTTGTTCTTCAAAAGATAAACCAAATAGAGATACAATTATATCAACCGCTAATTCTTTTTTATCAATAGAATCTTTCTTGGAAACAAGATATTCAATTAAATTGCATATAAGTATTAAAAATTGTTGGTCAGCTTTATATTTTGAGTCATTTAAATGTAGTTCATTAACTCTTGCAATAATTTTGCTTTTTACTTCTATAACTTTCCAATCCTTTAAAAGATTGTTTTTTAGTGGAATGATTTGAAGTTCTGACATATATATAATATTAATATAAAAAAAATAATATATAACTATTTTAAGAATGAATAACGAAGATTACCCAATATATCCAAATATTAAACGAATCATAAACATTTGCAAATTTAAATATCAAATATTAGAAATAAAATTATTTCAATCAGTAAGAATAGCAGTATATTTATTTAATGAAAATGATTTACTAATTGAAACCAAACAATATTTAATAGAAGGTGATGAGTATAATGCTTGGTCCAATGATGATAAGTATATTATAAATTTAATAAAACAAAAGATACAACAAAATTAATTATTATTGAACTGAGATTACAGCCCAACCGTATGTGATTGAACTTGTATAAGTTTGATTTGTATTATTAGCCACAATTATTGCATTAATGTTATATCCATTAATTCCACCAAGTCCGCCAGCATAACCAGTAATGTGTCTATTATTACCATTTAAATTAATCAAACCGCCAATTGTTAATGTTCCAGATGTTTGTGTGACAATTGTAATCTGTGATGTTCCTGCGTTATTGGTAAAAGTCCCAGTACCAGCATCTTGACATTGAATCGCCACCATTGTCCCACAACTCTGAGTAGTACCTATTAATTGAAAACTTGTTAATTGTCCTACTGCACTACCTAAAAGAAATGCTGGTTGATTTGCTGTCATTGCGATAGTTAGAATTTGAAGACTGCCTCCAATCCTCTTAAATGTCAATTGGGTGCCTACATTTGATGCATTCACTTCTGGTAGTGTAATTGTATAGGCAGTTGTATTTTTCATCGTAAATGGATAATATGACCGTAATGGATTTGTCAAAGTAGTTGCGGATGTTATTAAGTCGTTCTGTGTTAGATATTGGAAACAAGTTGCTCTACTTCTATAACCTTCAAATGTTCCACTAGATAATAATAGTGTTTGTGTATCTGGTCTGTATTGCAAATTTGAACCTGCATTTAATCCAGTGTATCCACTTACTCCTCCAACAAAAGTTGGATAAAATGTTGTAGCAACTCCAGTTTGGTCTGTAATATTATAATTCCCATTAAAATTACCATTTACTGTTCCAGAAGAAATAATATTTGTTGCTGTTAGTGTAGCAGTGCTTGGTTTGTAATTTAAATTCGTTGTGTCGCTGAATTGTGGATAATAGTCATTTGTTGATAAACCACCGAAAGTTAAAGCATAATTTAATGTAGGAAGTGGAATCGTAGATGCGATAAATAAATTGTCAGTTGCTTGTGAAAGACTCGTATTAATCACCATATAAGACATACCAGCGTTCCCAATACATACAATTGAAATTTGACTTTCGCCTTTTCGAAGTAAAAAAGAACCTGCTGGCGAAAGAGTTCCGCTGTATTGTCCTTGTCCAATTGTTTGTCCTGCTGGAGCATTTATTGTTATATTGTTTGTGCTTGTGACTGATCTTATTAAAGTAAATTTACAACCAACATTTCTACTATCGACCACGCTAGGTGTTGGTAAATTTATAACGGTTGTAGTAGGGTCTTTTAAAATGACATTTTCATTTGTTCTAAATGAGAGGTTAATAGTTGCTCCTATAGGTGACTGACAACTCGCCAACTTGGTTTTATTCGGAATTGTGATAATATGATTATCACTACCTAATACGAATTCATAATTTGCTTGTGCTGTTGAATTTACCCCAATAGCAATTGCATTATTAATTGTTCCACTTGAAGGATTTGAATTGAAACCAATAAAAATATTATTGTATCCACTTGTCAAATATTGCCCACTATAATTTCCGTAGCAAGTATTAGCATTACCATTTCCAGAAACAAAACTGAAATATCCAATACAACAATTATCATTTTGACTCGTAATTCCACCTCCACAGAATTTACCAATAAAAGTGTTATATGAACCCGAGGAAACATTTGGTCCGCAATATCCAATAGCCGTGTTTCCGTTTCCATTACACGCTATTAACGCTCCCGCCCCAATTGCTGTATTTTCATAACCAGTTGTGCATTGTAAAAGGGCCACTGTTCCCAATGCAAAATTATTGTATCCTGATGTAAGTGCTTCACCTGCCCTACCTCCTGCTGTAAAATTGTTATAACCTGAGCCTACAGTTGTTGGACCAGAACCCAATAAAAAACAATTATCAGTAGGAATATTTCTGACATATACAATATTATTAGAGATTTGTTGATAACGAGTGTCACCATAACTTCGGGTAATCATTTGATTTCCAGTCGTAGCAGATAAATTGCTTGTAGGTAAAAAAGAATTAAATGTGTTTGTATTAGTCCAATTATTTGCATTTGCTTGGACTTGGGCAAGTGTAATCCCAGAAGCGGAAATAGTATTTAATTGTGTTTGTATATTAGAAGATATACCAGTGAAATATGAACTTGGTTGATTAATAAAAGTATCACAAGAGACATCATCAGCATCAATATTATTTAATCCATTTATTGTGTATGGAAATTCTATACTCATTATAATATATAATTATATTAGATTATTTATTTTCCAACTATTTTTATTTTCTTTTTTGGTGATATTTCTCTCTTTATGTTGTTTATTTCCTTAATTAGATTACTAAGAAATATTTTATCATTGCTTTTAGTTGCATTCAAGTATGCTTTGTAAGGTTTTTTCCTTTTATCTAAATTTAATGTTTTGTATTTAAGATTTAATGTTTCAATTGCTCTATTTTGTAATTGTTCAACAGTCTCATCTATAACTTCTTCCCATTCTATTGGTTGATTATCATCATCACCAACTTCTCTTAATTTGGTCGTAATAGCATTTGTCTGCTGATTAATTTTATTCTCTGTGTCATAAATATTTGAATTCATATTAGACAAAAATTCATCCATATTTTGTAATTCTTTCTTTGTTGAATCTGACAAAAACTTTGGTGTTCCATCCTCATCAATTTCATTTAATCTTGCATCAAAAATAGGATTTGAGGTTTTAGAAACAGGAGTTTGAAATCGTGTTGTTTCTATTGGTTTAGCATTACCTTGGTCTTGAAAAGCATCTGAAGACATAGAACTATTATTAAAACCTACATTATCAGTTATATCATAATATGAATTTCCTCCTGCTAAATTTTGTATCATATTAAATCCTTGTTGATTTATAATTTTTTGTTGCTGATTATCATTTTCAATTCTTTGTAATTTTGGAACAATACTACCAAATAAGTTATTATTATTTTCTGCTATTTTACTAAACCTATCATCTAAATAACCTAATAATAGTTGATTTTGTTCTGGTTTTGGTTCTTCTATTGCTACTACTTCTTTTTGATTTTCTATTTGAGCCTTTCTATTTGCTCTTTCTATTGCTTTCAAGTTTTCTTCTTGTATTGCTGAACTTATATTAGCAGTATTGGAAAATTGTGGGGCTTGGAAACTTTGAACAGATCCAACCATATGAGATGAATCAGATTTAGCACCTCCAATAATTGCTCCTGTATTTGGATCCACTAAAACAACTTTGACTCTTCTCTTTCTCTTTTTATTCTTCTTTTTATTCTTTCTTGGTAATACTCCTAAATCTTTTAAATCAGACAGAGATAATGTTATAACTTTTTTAGATTTCATTTGTATTTATATATATTATTATTAGATAAAAATTAATCACAGAAATAATTTACAAATTGTCTGGGCTGTGGAATTTGTTGTGGTTTCTCTTCTTGCTTGTGTATCTTTACAACAGACTTTTTATTTTTGTGTGATTTTCCAAATGTCTTTAATTTAAGTGGTAGTGGGTCAGACTCTTCACTTTCTCCAGAGTTAGAATCATCTTCTTGAATAATAATAGGTTTTTTAGCAGGTTTCTTTTTTGGTTTCTTTATATATATGACTTGTGGTTCTTCCTCTGATTCTGATTCTTCTTGGATTATCTTTTGTTTTACTGGTTTTACTACAGGAGTCTTTTTTGGTTGGACTAATTCATTTTCTAATAGTAATTTTGCTGATTCTAGTTTTCTTTGTTTGACTCTTAAAGCGTGATTAGCATTTTTCTTTTCTCTAGCCATTTCTAAAGCCATCATCTTTTTATCTGATACATTATAAGGCTTTCTGGGCTTCTTAGATTGTTCTTTATCCTCAACTATTTCAAATGTTTCTTCTTTAGTTTCTTGATTGATAGGAAGTTTTTGTCTAGTAGTGCTCTTTTTTGTTAATGGTGTAATTTGTTCTTCTAAATCATTTATATAATTTTTTAATTTTTCAATATCTATATTCTCCATATTATTTTATATATTTAATTAAGAAAATAAATTTTAAATGGGTATTATATATGACAATAAAAGATATAATAGAAATAAAAAACGATCAATTACCTAAAAAGATTACACCAGTAAAAGAAGTTATGAATATCAAAATCCCAGATATAATTGATGGAATTCCTAATAGAAATGGTTTTATCTGGGTTCTTACTGGTTCAGGTGGTTCTGGTAAATCATCATTGTTATTAAACTTTTTTAAAAGAAAAGAATTATACAGAGGTAAATTTCACAATATATTTTATATATGTCCTATGAGTTCTTTTTTATCAGTCCAGAAACATCCATTCTCTGGATTTGATAAAGTATATCACGAATTAACTGTGGAATTACTTGAAGGTATTTATTCTCAATTGTGTGAAATGAAAGAATCCAATGAAGAACAAGAATATAATTGTATTATTATTGATGATTTTGCAAGTAGTCTAAAAGATAACGATGTCCAAAAAGTATTAAATAAGATGTTAATCAAAGCCAGACATTTGAATTGTGCTTATATATTTACCTTACAATCATATTATTATTTTCCAAAAATGTTAAGAAAACAAATCACAAATATTACAATGTTTAAAAGTAAAAATGTAGAGGAAGCAAACACAATATTTAATGAATTACTTAATATGAATAAAGAGGATGCATTAAAATTATATAATTATGTATTCGCAGAACCTTATGCCCATTTGGATATTGACACTGTTGATAATAAAATATATCGTAATTTTAATTTGCTTCAAATAAATTCTTAATATAATATATATAGATGGATTTACGAGAATTAAATAAATTATTATCAAAAGGAATTTTACCTGAAGAACTTGATTTTACAATTAAACCGAGACCAGAAATAGATATAAATAAAATTAAATATAATGCTTTTTATAGGACTTATGAATTTGCAGAGTCAAAATTTCCTCCAGGTTATGAAAATATCCCAGGATTTGACAATATAATTGAATCAGTAAGACAAGGACTAGAGAATATTACACCATTAGAAGAGATGGAATTTAGGCAAAAACAATCTAAGATAATAGTTTTAGAAGAAAATAAATCTGAGTAAATAATATATGAGTTCTATAGAAAATTTTCAATTACATTTATCATCAAATTATGCAGATAAAATTATTAATAATAATAATTGTGATGCAGAGTTTTATTTACCAACTATAGAAATACCATCACAGTATCATTTACATATTAATGTGGTTCATGCATCAATCCCTTTTACTTTTTATAATGTGAATTCTTCCAATAATGTTTTAAATTATACTTTAATTATTCCTTTTCCAGGAACAAATATATCTTATAGTTTGGTAATTCCACAAGGCAATTATACTGCTAATACAATGAAAACATATCTAAATACAAATTTACTAAATTTTACAGTTAGTTATGATTCTACTACAAATAAATTTAAATTTGTTCAAAAGGATAATTTGGATTTTATAATGCAATCCACTTCTACTTGTTTGGGATTACTTGGATTTACCGGACAAACTACATCAACTAGTTATAATCTAACATCTACCCAAACAGTCAATTTATGTCCTATTCGTTGTATTTGTGTTTGCACTAATTTAAGAACTTCCAATATAAATATTAATTCTAAAAATAAGTCTAATATTATTTGTTCTATACCTATTACCACCCAACCAAATAGTATAATAACTTATTTGAATCCTAATAATTTTAAAATTAATACTTATGCAAATGTATTATCCTCATTAAGAATTCAATTAATGGATCAAGATGGGAATTTACTAAACTTAAACGGAGCGAATTGGTCTATGACTATACAATTTGATGTTATTGATTTTGTTGATGATAACCCAGTTCATTAAATTATATTATAAATTATTTTCTTTTGTAAGTATATATGTTAGGACACAAAAATTTATCAAATCATAGATTAGGTGTAAAATCTCATTCAACTCACACTCTTGGAAATAAAACATATAGCGGAAATAAAAATCATCAAACAATGGGAACTTTATCTCCTGATGGTGTAATCCATAATTATTCAAATTCTGCCGAAGTAGCCAGAGAACCTATGCGAGGTGTTCCAATTCATACAAATAAAACTTCACATTCTTTTAAAATTGAAAAACCAAGAAAGGTTTCAGAATCCAAATCGAATTATTATGTTTAAATATAATTTATTTTAATATAAACTAATTTTTTATTTTCTTTTGATAATATATATATTATTATGCTACCAAAAAATTTAAAGTATCAAACCCGTATAGAATCTGCTCCAAGTAAAAGTTATAGAAGTAATATAGCACCTCAAAGTGGAACGGGAATTTATGGATTTGGTGATACAATTATCGTTAATATACCAACAAGAAATAATTTAGTATTGGTTCCTACTGAATCATATTTAAAATTTAATGTTGCTTTCACAAATAGTAATAATGCTAATAACTATTTAAGATGGGATTCTTGTGGTTCTCACGGATTAATACAAAGATTAAGAATTTTTCACGGGTTAAGAAAATAGGCTCGTAAAAGTATTTCCAAAAGAAATGCTAGTATTGTAAAATTACAATGCAACACATTCAAATTGCGGGGACATCTCGTTAGGTTTATACTACTAAGTTATATAAGAAATTATATAATGGTTTATGTTAATAACATAAAGTATAGTAATAAAGTATAAAATAGAGACAATCCGCAACCAAGCCTCTAAGTCCGCTTTGATAAGGATATGAGGAAGGCTCAACGACTAAATGGATGTGGGGATAAGAAATTTAATCAATTTCTATGATTCCTTAAGATATAGTCTAGTCCCACTTGAGAGAGTGCTATACCCATTTAAAAAGTATAGATTCAATAATATTAAGAGGAAATGCTTAATATTGAATGGTATAAACGCAAATTTATTACAGGATATAGATAATTATGGTATGTTGGCTAAATTATTTTTTGATTTACAAGTTCCAACTGATGCTTCTTATGGAAAATTCAATATTTTAGCAGGAACTAGAAACGATTTAGCAATTACTCTTCCAACTATTGCACAGGCTAATGCTACTGACCCAGCAAATGCAACATACACAGTAGCAGACCAAACTTCTTTAGCAAAATTAGCAAATGAGTTAAAAACTGCTATATCTGCTTCAAGAGTTTCTTGCTTTCAAATTAATTCAGGCGAATTGTTTTCTGGTCCTTTAGCAGCCAACGCGGATACTTCTACAACTGGAACAACATATTGTTTAAATCTATTCAGTTTGCTTGGAACTTTAAGTTCTCAATACTTTCCACTTTTTGCCTGTACTAGTGCTCCTATCAGATTAGAGATACAATTAGTAAGTTCTGGTGTTCAATGTATTAATTCATTATTTGCATTACAGACTCTAAAAATTACTAATTGCGAATATGTGGCTAATATGATTGAACTTTCTGATTCTGCAATGGGTATGATACAATCAAGTCTAAACGGCCAACCACTTCAATATGTTGTTCCTGATTATAGAAATTACGCTTTTAGTTTTGCTAATTTGCCTCAAACAACACAAACTTCCATTCAAATGCCTATCCCCTCCAAATTTAGTAGTTTGAAGTCAATCATCTGTTGTATTAGAGACCAAGGAACTGGTGTAGCCACTTATTATCCTTTTAGTTCTGTAAAGTTAGGTATTGTGGAATATAATTTTAGAATTGGTTCGCAAATAATGCCCGCTAAAGCACCAAATACAATCCCAGAAATGTTTTCAGAAGTATTAAAAGCAGTTGGGTCAATGTCAGACTTAAATCATCATCCAAGTATTGAAAAATTCACTTACACTTTAGACCAAAGCCAACAAACAACGGCAACTAATAATGCATCTACCTCCTCAGGTTCTTTCTATATTGGATTAGACCTTGAAAATTATGCTAATGCTCCAAAAGATTCAATTTTTGCAGGGTATAATTCAAATACTGACGATATATATTTAGTTGCTACTTTTGCATCTCCCGCTGCTATAACAAGTGTTCGTTTTGATGCTTATGCTATGTTTGATGAAGTTCTTGTTTTTGAGAATAATACCGTTTTTAGTAGATTTTAAAATAAATTTTTATATAAATGTAATATATAATATAATATGTCTGTAAATTTAGAAAATGCTTCTTTAGTATTAAATACTCGTGATGCTGTTGCTTCAGACCAAAAAGCCACACACACTTGGAACAATATTGATTTACAATCATTACTTGAAGGAATGTATGATAAATATGAATCATTTAATCTTTGTTTGAGTTTTTGTATGAGTATGACATCAACTTTAAATGCTACATTTGGAACTGTAAATGATAGAAATTTATTAATTTATATTAGTGGATTACCATTTAAATCTCAATGTTATAATGCTGGAACAAATAAAATTACTAATCAAACTGTTATGGGATATTTACAATTTCCAACTGATACATCTACATCAACAACATCACCATCATTTCAATCTTTTTATATTGCTACATTCACTAAGAATTCTCCTATTGCTAATATTACTATCCAATTAAAGAGATTAGATAATACATTACCTACAGTCACCAATGATTTACCAAATATTGTTTATGTTTTTGATATTTATGGGGTTGAACCTAAAACTAAATTAATAGATAATAGAATGAAATAATTTTCTATATAATATAATATAGAATGAAAGTCAAATTACACGATGTATTACAAGCATCTTATAATGATGAAAAAGGTAAAAGAGAGTTAATGAGAGCAGGATATAAATATGACTCTATGTTATCTACCAAAAATAATAAAGTATGGGTCAATCCTAAAAAACATAAATTATTATATACTGTTGCAGGAACTGATAAATATTCACCTAAAGATTGGGGGACTGATTTATATTTGGCTCTTGGTGGATTAAAATCTACTGATAGATATAAATCTGCTGATAATGTTTTAAAACTTGCTAAACAAAAATATCAGAATTATAAAACTGTTGTTGCTGGTCATTCTCTTGGTTCTACAATTGGACAACAAATAGCATCAAAAGGAGGTGGAGATAAATTTTATGGTTTAGATGGTGGATTTACTATTGGACAAAAACTATCTGATAATAAGAACTGGAATAATTATAGAGTTGGAGGAGATTGGGTTAGTGGTGTTGCATCTTTTAATCCAAATATTACTACATTGAAAAATAAAAAGATTTGGAAAGGTCCTTTAATGTCTCATACTTTAGATCATATCAAGGATGAAAATATTTATGTATAAATTATTATACACTTACGAAATTTTCATATAAAAGAATTTTATATAGAATAATTTCTAAGAGCCCTTTAAAAGGAAAATAATTCAAAAATTATTTTCTTTTGTAAGTGTAAGTATAATTATATATAATATGGATTCTGAAAAAACAAAAACTATTTATGAATATTGTTCTATTTGTGAATGTTTATATACTTTACAAGGACGAAAACAACATTTAAATACAAAAAAGCATAAGCGACAAATGGTTAAAAATAGTATTTTATCAAATGATGAAATACCTACAGAACATTATAGTTTAACTTTGGAAGGTGAAATATTAGTTAATGATGATTGATATTTAAATTCTCCTGGGTCATTGATACAATTTGTAATAATAGCATTTTCACAATATCCTTCATATTTTAATTCGCCCATATTAACATTACTGTTAAAATGAATTGGCTTACTACTGACAAATCCATCCGTTTGAATTCTATGAATATTATCTCGGTGTTCAAACATAATATTTGACATTATTTTTCTACCTTGACTAATAATAAAAGGACAAAGTCTAGCAAATGGAGTTTTATAATAATTATTGAATTTGGTAGTTTTAATAATATGTTTATCATCTTCTGTATTTGATGGATATATTTCACAAATTTCTTCATCTTCTTCTATTTTAAATTCTTTATCAATGTATTGCTTTCTTTTATCTACTTGACATAAAGCACCCCATAATAAATTTAAAATATATTTGGCTTTATCAACTTCTTTTTCTTTAAGTGGAAATAATATATCAACATAATTTTTAAATACTTCTTTAAATTTAATAGTTTTATCCCCAGACCAATATAAAAAGTTTGGTTTATTATCTTGGATTAATTCTATTTTTAATCCTAATTGTTTAGCATTGGTTAAATCTATTGATGTATAATAATTATGAAAATTACACTTAAATAATTTATTAATATTCTCATCATCTGATTTTGTGATTTTACATCTGTATATTCCATAATCAAAATACTCATCAAATTTCTCTAATATTTTGAACTCTCCTCTTTTTACTGCTGATTTCAAAGTTATGGTATTCATTAAACTTGGATATAAGGATTTAACATCATATTTATACAATGGACCTTCATATTTCTCACACCATATTAAAGCACTGAAACTACTTAATTTTATCCATTCTGCTTCATCTTGTAATATTGGTTCTGGATTAATAAATTTTGTAATTCTGTCAAATAATCCTAATGCTGTATCTCTATAATTACCAGATTTATATAAATTAATCATTCCTTTAGATTCTTTTTTAAGAGCATCAGCAATTTTTATAAATTGTTCGTATTCTTCTTCAATTGTCAAATTTTTGAATTCCTTATCTCTATCAATTAAAATATATGGTGATTTGTAATTAAAATAAATACTTCGTTTTTCTTCTAAATCCATAATCCACTTTTTATTTCCATCAAAACATTCAAATGTTTGTTTATCCATAAGTATTGGTGTTTTCTCTTCAAATCTTGGAACACCTTGAAGTAAGTTTCTATTTATTTTTTCTACTGAATAATGTTCATCTTTAAGTGTGATATTAATTTGTTTATTACTTGAAATAGTAGAACTTCTGATAAAATCTCCTCTTATATTAATTTGATAATGTTTTAATTTCTTTTCAATTGCATCAATGCAACTTAAAGGAACTTTATCATTTCGTTTTAATTTTAAGTATTTTTTAAATTCTGCTGGTGATTTGAAATAATCTTCAATATCAAAAATAAAATATTTTAAACAGTCATATAAGCAATCATTAAATTTGTCGTCTGATCCGCCTGTTGGTTTATTTCCTAATGCAATATATATATTAAATGATTTGATAGTTTTAGGTTCATCCAAAGGAACTTCTAGATTATACAAATTATTAGGATCATAAAGTTCAGTTTCAGAACCGAATTCTCTTAAGTATCCACTTTTCCATCCAAGTTCTCCATATAATAATGAAGTCATTTGTTTTCCATCGACATTTTTTTTATTCAAATACTGAGATAATTTATCACTAAGAGATTTTATTTTGTTTAAAGTAAATGATCTGTTTTCAAATTTATTTTCATTGATTCTAATACTAATTAAATCTCTACCTTTTGAAACTAAATTATTTATATGAACTATTTTTGGTTCAAATTTTCCAACAACTTTTTCAATGTATTTATTTATCTTTTTATATTTATATCCTTTATCTCTTATAACTTGTTTTAATTTGGCTTCGTTTTCTTCATCTCGTTTTAAGTCATATTCTAATCGTTGTTCAGGTGTCATTTTATTATAGTTATTTACTTTCTTAGATACTTTAACAGATTTAGTAGGTTTATCAGTTTGATTAAAAGTTTTTTTAGGCATAATTATAATATCTATATATTATAATAATATTTTATTTTTAAATTATTTTTATTTAATTATTTAATTATTTTTAAATTAATCTATATATTTTTTATTTTATTAAATCTTCAAGTTCTTTTTCAAGTTCTAATAGTTCTTCTAATTCTGTTTTTATCTTTTCGCATTTATTTGCAAATTCGCCAAATAGTTCATTCGCTTTTTTAATTCTGGCTTCTTTGGCTTCTTCAAGTGTGTTAAATAATCCAAGATGGTATTCACTTTTATTATAATTTACTCGTGCTCTCCATTTATTAGCTCGTTTATAAAATGATACACCCTTAACACTCGAAGTATTATCAATTCTTAAAGAAGAATTCATATTATTTTGCGAGCTAGAGCACCAACGCAAATTAGTAATATTATTATTTAGTTTATTATTATCAATATGGTCGATATTTGGTTTATTGTTTGGATTCGGTATATGTGTTTGAGCGACTAATCTATGTATCTTTTGGTTCAAGCCTTTACAAGCGACAAATAGTTTAACTACCTTATAACCATTAACATCAATAAATGGTTTCAACATCTTTCCATTTTTAACATTAGCAACATTACCAAAATTACTTACTGAATAATTTTCAAATCCTTTTATTACTCTGAACTCTTCTTCCATTTCTATATTATATAATTATTAATATATTTTTAAATTATTTTTATTTAATTTTTAAAATTATTATTCTTATATATTTTTATATTTGCTTATTATATATAAGTATAAATGTCTATAAGACAGTTCTATGAATCAATAAAACAAAATGCATCAAAAAATTCAGAATTAAACCAACTTTATAAAAAGCCTATCCCAGAAAGTAAATCACAAACTCCACAAGCTCAGATATTTGAGAAGGATATTTTCTATCAGGGCGATGTTTTATATTTACCAGAAGATAAAGGATTTAAATATTGTTTAGTTTGTGTGGATATGTATGATGGTACTATTGATGCAGAACCAATTAAAGAAATTGATTCAACAAATGTGATAAAAGCATTTAAAGTTATATTTCGTAGGAGGTATTTGAACTATCCAGTATTTATCAGTTTTGATCGTGGAAATGAATTTAACAACGATGAAGTAATAGACTATTTCAAAACGAATGGAACCAATGTAAAAATTGCTTTAACAGGTAGGTCAAGAATGTTAGCAAATGTTGAAAGAGCAAATCAAAAAATCGGTGATATACTTTTTAAAAGAATGACTAGTCAAGAATTATTAACAGGTGAAGTATCAAAAGAATGGGTAGATGATTTAAAAGGTTTAATTACAGTTTTAAACGAGCATAAAAAGAAACCTTTAGAAGAAGAAATAAACCCATTACCAATAGTAGATAAATATTCTGGTAAATTATTAAGTATTGGTCAAAAAGTAAGATTATTATTAGATTATCCTGTTAATAATACAAATCAAGCAAGATTAGGAGGTAAATTTAGAAGTGGTGATACTAGATGGACACAAAAGATATATAAGATAACAGAAGTATTATTGAAACCTGGTTATCCGCCAATGTATTTAACTGATGCTAATGATAATGTTGCTCGAACAAAGAATCAGTTAGCTAAAGTAAGAAGAAATGAAGAAGAGCCAGAATCAAGATTTATAAGAGGTAATCCAGAAAATTATATAGTAAAAGCCATAATGGATAAAAAAGTTGAAAATAGGAAAACCTACTATCTCACAAAATGGAAAGGATTCCCAGATCCAACTTGGGAAGAGTCAAATATGTTTAATAGAACTGAGGCTTTGAGAAATCTAAGAAAGAAATATAACGATGAAAATTAATCTGTATTTTTACATATTTTATATTGCTTACATAAGTCTTTAATTTTAGGATGAAGAAATTGTTTGTCTGCTGACAACAAAACACTTCTGGCTTGGTGATAATCCACTTTAAGAACTTCAGCAATTTCTTGTAAAGTTCTGTGTTTTTGTTTAGAACCAGTTTCTAAATTTTCAAGAATAAATTTATATTTCATTATTATATATATATTACATAATAATTATTTTATTTTTAAATTATTTTTAATTTATTTATATATTTTTTATTTCATTAATAATTCTAATTCTTTTTCAAGTTCTTCATCAGTTTGTTCTCGTTGTTGTTTTGCTTTGTTCATCACTTTTTTTAATTCTTGCATTTGTAATTTTAATTGTAATAATTCTTCTTGTTGTTTTAAATATAAGTGTTTATAATCTGGTTCTCCATCTAGTGGATTTGGTTGTTGAGGAATTGCATTATCATTATCATTTTCTCCAAAAACATATTTATATTTAGTTTCCAATAATTTTTTTAATGCTTTAATATCAAATTCAAAATACATACAACCACCTGATTTAAGTTTTCTAACATTAAAATTAGTGGTCAATTCCACATTAAATTTGGCTTGAGAATAATCAAATTTAAAACCATTATTTTGATAATAAGTTCTAAACTCACTCATACAAGTAGTTGTATTTTCTCTATGAATAAGAGTATCAGGTAATACAGTATTTACTATTTGGGCTAAATAACCAACTATTGGACTTACAGTATTTTCTTCTAGCTCTTTATGTAATTCAGATTTTGATACATCCTTAGGATTAAATTTTGAAATATCACGAGATTTAAGAAATTCTAAAAATGCTTTTTGATATGCTGGATTTTTATAATATGAAACGAGTTCAGAAAAAAACTTATCATTTGCTTCAATTCCTATATTCTCAACTAAATATTTTGATGATGATTTAAATATTACTGGTCTTCTACTACTTTGTCCTTCAACTGGAAATGCAAATAATCTATTAGAGAAAAAAATGAATCTAGCATAATTATCAGTTTTGACTGGGTCTTTATGTTTGCCTTCAATTGCTAATTTCTCAGCAGTAATTAAAAATTTAATATTTTCAATTCTTTCTCTTGATTCTACTGGATTAGTTTCATTTACAATAATTAATAATTTACCACCCAATACAGTATTGAATCTCCCACAAATTTGTTCTAATTTTTCAGTATTAAATGAATATTTATCACTTAATACCTCACCTAAGAAAGTAGCAAATATATCCTTTCCTACACCTTCTTCAGAAATGAAAATAAGTGTTTTATGTGGTAGAATGTGGGGTTGTTGAACAATTTGAGCTAAATAACTTAAAGTGTAATTGAAATGCTCTTCATTGTAATTTACTAATGATTTAATATGTTCGAATATTAAAGATAAATCGACTTTCTGGGATTTGGTTTTATCAAAATGTTTAAATCCATCAAATAAATTAAACTGATGTGGTTTAACTTTAGAAAGATTGCAATTAAATACAATTTCTTCAAATTCTCTCATTTCAGGATCTTCACTCCATATTTGATAAAATGATTTTGAAATTTCTTTAGTGGTTGATATTGTTGTTCCTTTCTTTGTTGTTTGTTGTTCAACATACTCAACAAATATTTTCTTATTCTTGAAATATTCAGCCATTTCATTAGCTGACTTTTCAGTAATTTTATCTCCATCATATTTACAATATTTTCCAAATAATTTAAAACATTGTTGTTCATATTGAGTTTTCATTTTTTTGTATTCTTCACAATTAAAAAAGATTTCCATTTTTTATATCTATATTATTATATAAGAAATAAATTTTTAAATTATTTTTATATTATTTTTAAATTAATCTATATTATTTTTATTTTTCATTTTTTTATTAAACTAATTATATCATCAATGGTTTTAATATCATTAAATTCTTTAAAATAATAAATATTTAGTTCTTTTGACATACGATTAAAATATACTTTTTTAATTACTGATAACTTTAGAATTTGGTATTTACCATCTTGATAAAATGCGTGTGTCCCATCATTTAATGGTATGAAATATTTCGTTAAATATTGTTTAGCATCATTATAGTTTAAAGTCTTAATAAATTTCAAGTTAAAATTCTCCATACAAATATATATTAATCTAATTAATATATTTTTAAATTACTTTTATATTATTTTTAAAACTTCTATAATTAATTAAATATCTCTTGTCGAGTTTAAATATTTTTTATTCGAGCGATTCAGAAAATTTATCTTAAGGGATTATGGGACACTCGAGAAGCCCAAAATCCTATTTCTAATAAAATTTTATTTTTT